GAAATAATTTGATTTACTTGTACAGTCATCTTCAGTATTTGGTCTAATTTCTTTTAAACCTAAAAATGCATCTCTTCTTGAAAGTCCTAAAAATGATTCCCCCGCAGATACTTCGTAGTGTGATCCTTGAAAGGATGAAACGGTATAAACCTTACCAAAAATAAATTTATAAAAAACATCTTGTGGTACACCTAAATCACAACCAGAACATGTACCCAACATTAGTGCCGTTTTATCTGTTTGATATTCGGTTGACATTTGTGATAATGTAACACCAGATGGGGGAACAATATTAATATAATCTTCAAATACGTCAGAAAATTGATATGTTGTTAATAAATCTTCATTATATTCACCTAAATCATTCTGACCATTTGCGTTTGAATTATATTCTCTAATTTGTGGTACTAAATAATTTGCGGTTCCTGTTTTTTCATTGTTACCGTCAAGTGAGAATTTAAATCTTGCAATTGTAGTTGTTGGTATGCCTTTGTTTGTGTCATTAGTAATTTCTTGTTCACCAAATTCGTTTGTAAAAACATATTCCAAGTTCATTGGTAATACAACCATTGCGGCTCCGTCTTCATCAATAGTTTCTGATGGATTAAAATATTCTAATTGAGGGTATAATGTGGTTCCGTTTGAACCATAAACTTTTTTACCTGTGTATCTAACTGCAGAAATTTTACCTTCAGTAGTTTGTAGATTACATTTGTAACCAGTGTTTCTTCTGATAACCCCATTTCTTTTTACCGCATCTCCATTATCATCTGTAATTGTAGATGTTAAAATTAATGATATAGGTTCAATTCTAATACCACTTTGTGATATGTCATAATCAACCCTTGATATTCCTATTTCACATAAATCAAGATTACCCCAAAACGGAAAAACTTCAATAGTTCTATCGTATTTGATAATTTGTGGTAATCCATCTATATCTGAGCTAGATTTAAATTCATAGTATCTTTCAAACTTCTCAATACCTTCTCCTCTTTTAATAAAGTCATAAGGTCTTAATGAGAAACATCCAATATCAGATAAATCTAAATCAACATGTAATGTTTGTTTACCAACCGGTACACCCCAAATCATGAAGTCACCCGATTCGTTAGTCTTAACGGTATATCTATAATAATTTTCGTATACTTCTAATACTTCCTCTCTTGTTAAAATATCCGATTGGTCGGGAAAGGTTCCTGTTGGTTTGTGTCCACCATGTTGTTTTCTTGCTGGTAACAAATTATACCTATAATTGTCATCATTTTTATCTGAAACTTCGGTGTAAGGATATAACGCAGAAATTATGGGGTCGGTTGAATCTGTTTCGGTTTGGGGTACAAATATAGATACTCTAACATTAGGTATTCCAAATCCGTCATTTGCTGTGATTCTACCACAAACCACCCCGTAATCCGCACAAAGTGATGTGTAAACATCTGTTTGTGAGAATTTTAAGGATAAAATTTCCAGTTGATCGTAGTCTTGTTTTAATTCGACAGTGACCTTCTGCTCTTTACCGATATTTGTTGAAATTCTATGTTTTTGCATCATTCTCTTAATAAATAGAAAGCATGTGATTTTCTACTATTATAAAGAAAAAACATTTTAGTATGTAGTCGTTCCTGAAGGTTTAGTTGCAACCCTTATATCACTATTTGGGAATCTGATTTGAAATATTTGATTTGACTGCATAAAGACTGTTGTATCAATTTGTTGTATTTCTTTAGTTGTAGTATCTTTATATGATTGTGATACTTCAGATGATGAGTATTTACCTCCAATTTTATTAAATACCTTAATTCCAACTACGTTAACAACACCATAAATTGAACCGATTTCTCGAATTAAATCTCCCACAAATAATGGGTCACCCATTTTACGTTTGTCAATAGCAAAGAACATTATTGATGTTTGAATTACTTGTTTAATAACGTCCGTTGGGTTTTCGTTTTTATTAATTACCAAATCAATATCCAATCCTAAGTCAATAACTTGTCCATTTGCAATTTCAATATAGTCATTAATCATTCTATATTCTGAAAGATAATTTAATATATTGTTTTTTAATGTGTTAGATATTACATCAGTTAAATTACCTTGGTCATCATATGATAATAATTTTATTCTAACCTTATTATCCTCCTCCATTACATTAACTTTAGCAGGTGCACCGTATGTGGATGGCATCGTTTCAATTAATGACTTATAATCATTTAATGTTACCGCTCTATTTTGTGCCGCAAAATTATAAGAAACCATATTTCTAATTTCTTCAATTGTAGGTTGGTCTGCACCACCCACAGCTGCCGTTACATTGTTAACTCTTAAAGATAATTCAACTTGTGAATTAATTGAGTTATTAGGACCATTTATGTTAAATTCAACACTATCTACACTTGTAATGATATTAACCCCTAAATTCGAATCTTTACCCCCACCAATACGATATTTCACAAACAAGGTAGTGTTTGCTTTAGGTATTGACCCTAAAGACATGTTATTTAAATAACTAGCCAAATTAACTTTCAATTGACCTGTCATGTAATTATCTAAATTCTCTAATGGATCGACCGATCCACTACCAAAAGTTAATGAAAAATAACTTTCAGGTGTATATTCTGTATAGAATTTACTATTAACTTGTAAGTAGGTTCCTGCCTTAAAATTGTCTTTATCAGATACTGAAGTTGGGTCTTCTATGAATACTTTATCTTGTATTAACGACTTAACTTCGTACCATTTATTTGTTGATGCGTTAAATTCAGAAGCTGTTGGATTAGTTCCGAAAGATGTTCCTTCTTTGTGTATAACCCCTACCACACCTAAAACATTTTGTTCAGGTAAGAAAAGTCTTAAGAAAGGTTTTTGGTCCAACTCACTTATTACTCTTCGGTATATTCTTGTTACCCCATTAACCACAGGTTCTCTCTTTGTAATTGTATAAGAAACTAACGTATCATTACCATCAAAGTTTGGTATCTTTAATCTGTTTGGTTCTCCCTTATCATTAAATGGACTTGAGAAATCAATATCATTAATTGTTTCGAATATTTGTCCTCCACCTGAAACTTGAGCTCCAATCCTTAATGTACCCAAATATCTTTCATCTTCCTTATCACCCCTAACAGGTACATTTATTGAAAAATCACACAATGCCACCGATGGTCTTGTTCCAGGAATTTTTATACCATATGTTTTGGCAATATTAAATAATGATTGTCTTTGTTGTGCAAAATCCAACATAGTTTCTTGCCAAACCCTATCAATGTGAAAGTGTAAGTTATCTGCAACCGCAGCATTTAAATCTAATAAAACGGAGAATATAGATGCGTCATTGGTGTTTTTAACCAAATCAGGATAATATTCTTTTGTTAGATTTACTAATTCTTGTCTTAGTCCTGCAAAATCTCTAGTTGCGTATGATATTTTCTTAGCCATTTTAAATGTTTAGTATTATAAAGTCCGAAGATGAAAATGCTCCGTTATTAACCGTATATTCAATTTTCACTACTGCGGTGTGTGGTTTAGTTGTGTTGTCAGAAACCCTAAATAATCTCTCGTCTTCATCTTGACTAAATGTTCTATCAGTATCAGGGTCATCTTCTGCAGACATAACATCTAATTTTGTTATATCTAAATTTGGAATGTATTTTTTAACAGATTCTCTTATTTCATCTTCAATTAAATCGAATGTGACACTATCGTTTTGGTCGAAGATATATTGATATAATCTTGAACCAAAATCAGGTAAGAAATAACGACTACCTCTTCTTGTCAATAAAAGATGTATAAGATTCGCTCGTACTTCTCTTTCAGGTGTTGTTGTTAATTTAACATAATCACCCTTTAAACTATCTCTAAATGGGAAATCAATTCCATATGTTGTCGCCATGATTATAAATATAAACTAATCTAAAATGGTAATAAATAAAAAATCCAACCTAAGTTGGATTTAATATTGTTTTGACGTTCAAACGTTATTTTTATGAACCACATCCCTCACAATCAAATGGTGAGTCTATTGGTCTTTCGATTGTCATTTGTAATTCTGGTGTATTTTCACTAATAATTGGATTATTTTTTGGTGTGGTAGGATATACCGCAGTTTGTTGTCCTGTTGGTTGTTCCGCCAATTTTGGTGTTGATGTGTCGACACCTAATCCCTTTAACGCGTCTACCGCAGCTCTTGTTCTTAAGTAATACATACCCGTTTTTAATCCTAACTTCCACCCAAATAAGTGTGCTGCCAATAATTTAGGTTTAGTTGCATTATCAATAAATAAATTTAATGATTGTGATTGGTCAATAAACACACTTCTATTTGCTGCCATTTGTAAAATTCTCTTTTGTGACATTTCCCAAACAGTCTTATAAATCTCTTTTAAATCTGTTGGTAATTCTGGAATATTTTGAACCGAACCATTTTCCATGATTAGTTTGTTTTTAATTCCTTCGTTCCACATTCCAAGATTTAATAAATCTTTTACCAAATGTTTATTAATCATAACAAACTCGCCACTTAATGTACGACGAGAATATAAATTAGTTGTGAATGGTTCAAATGCTTCGTTGTTACCTAAAATCTGTGCGGTAGATGCTGTTGGCATCGGTGCAACCAATAATGAGTTTCTAACTCCAAATTTAATGACATCTTTTCTTAATGATTTCCAATCCCAACGACCAGATAAATCAGAATCAACTTTATTCCACATTTGATATTGGAATATTCCTTTTTCAATTGGGGAACCAACGATTGTTTCATATGCTCCGAATTCTTTAGCCAAATCTTTTGAAGACGTCATCGCAGCAAAATATATTGTTTCAAAAATATCAGTTTGTAGTGTATCTGCTTGATCGGATTCGAAAGGTAAATGTAACATACATAATACATCCGCCAATCCTTGAATACCTAAACCAACAGGACGATGTCTAAAATTTGAACGTTTTGTTTCTTCAGTTGGGTAAAAATTTAAATCGATTACGTTGTTCAAGTTTTTTACAACTTGGTAAGTATATTCATATAACATATCGTGATTAAATTCACCGTTAATGATATACTTAGGCAATGCGATTGAAGCCAAATTACAAACAGCTTGTTCTGTTGGTGACGAGTATTCGATAATTTCGGTACATAAATTTGACGATTTAATCGTACCTAAATTCTTTTGATTTGATTTATAATTAGCAGGATCTTTATATAACATATAAGGTGTTCCTGTTTCAATTTGTGCGGTTAAAATTGCATCCATTAATTTTCTTGCTTTAACCACTTTTCTTCCTAACCCTTGTTGTTCGTAAGATTCGTACAACATGGTGAATGTTTTTTCTTCAGGTGTATCGTAAGCATCTGATAATCCAGGTGCTTCATCAGGTGAGAACAATGTCCAATCACCATCTTCTTCAACACGTTTCATGAATAAATCGGGTGTCCACATTGCTAAGAACAAATCTCTTGCTCTCATTTCTTCCTTACCATGATTCTTTCTTAAATCAATAAACTCATAAATGTCAGCGTGCCATGGTTCAAGATAAATAGCGAATGAGCCTTTACGTTTACCACCTTGATTAATCCAACGAGCAACCTCATTATATGTCTTCATCATTGGTAACAGACCATCAGATTCTCCACCGGTTCCTTTAATATAAGATCCCTTAGCACGAACATCATGTACGTGTAATCCAATACCACCAGCCCACTTAGAAATCTTTGCAACGTCAGAAATTGTATCAAACAATCCATCAATATCGTCCCCCTTATTTCCAATTAAGAAACAAGATGACATTTGTGCTCTTTTAGTTCCAGCATTAAATAATGTGGGTGTTGCGTGTGTATAAAAATGTTGTGATAGGTCATCATAAATTCTTAACGCCATATTGACGTCTCCTTTACAAATACCAACTGCAACTCTCATATAAAGATATTGGGGTCTCTCAACAATACGACTACCAATTTTTAATAGGTAAGAACGTTCTAAAGTTTTAATTCCGAAATAATCAAAGTCTAAATCACGATCTTGATTGATGGCTCCGTCTAAGATTTCTTTATTTGCTAAAACAAATTGATATACATTATCATCAATTAATGAAGATTCTTTACCTGTTTTTGGTTCAATAAAGGAATATAATTCTTTCATTGATTGTGAAAACTTTTTAGGTGTTGTTTTATGTAAATTAGAAACAGCTAATCTTCCCGCCAGTTTTGCATAATCAGGATGTGTGGTAACCATAGCAGCAGCAGTCTCCGCAGCCAATACATCTAATTCAGTTGTTGAAATTCCATCGTAAATCCCTGAAGTTACTTTTAGGGTAACAAACGTTGGGTCAATATATTCCATATTTAAATCATGACAAAGAACACTAATACGTTTAGTAATCTTGTCATATCTCATCTCCTCCAATTCACCATTTCTTTTTTTTACTTTCATTTTTTAAAGTCTTTTTTAAATTAAAAATCTACATTACCAAACGCAGAATCTAAATCTTCTGATACATTATTAACTCCCGCCTTTTGATATTCAGCGACTCTTTTTTCAAAGAAATTTGTTTTACCCTGTAATGCAATATTCTGCATGAAATCAAACGGGTTTTCTGAATTATAAACCTTAGGTACACCTAACGCAACTAATAATCTGTCAGTTACAAATTCAAGGTATTGTGCCATTAAATCTGAATTCATACCAATTAAACGTACAGGTAACGCTTCTAAAATAAATTCTTTTTCAATCTCTAAAGCTCCACAAATAATTTCTTTAATTCTCTCTTGTGAGATTTTATTTTGAATATGATTGTTATATAAATGACAAGCAAAATCACAATGCATACCCTCGTCTCTTGAGATTAATTCATTTGAAAATGTTAATCCTGGTAATAAACCTCTTTTCTTTAACCAAAAAATTGAACAGAATGAACCTGAAAAGAAGATACCTTCAACTGCTGCAAATGCCAATAATCTATCAACAAATGATTCAGAGCTAATCCACTTAAGTGCCCAATCCGCTTTCTTTTTAATTGCCGGTATGGTTTCAATTGCGTTAAATAATTTGTGTTGTTCTTCTTTATCTTTAACTAAGGTATCAATTAACAATGAATACGTTTCACTATGAATATTTTCCATCATAATTTGAAAACCATAGAAAAATTTAGCTTCAGTATATTGAACTTCATTAACAAAATTCATCGCTAAATTCTCATTAACAATACCATCAGAAGCCGCAAAAAATGCTAAAACGTGTTTAACAAAATGTTGTTCATCATCATTTAACTTATTCTCCCAATCAGATACGTCTTGACCTAAATCAATTTCCTCAGCAGTCCAAAAGGACGCCTCAGATTGTTTATAGAACTTCCATAAGTCATGGTGTTCGATTGGAAAAAGGACAAACTTTCCTGGATTGTCTTGTAATATTTTTTCTGTCATTTTTTTTATTTTATTTAGTTGCTAATTCTTGTCTTCTTTTAAACGCTTCAGCCGCACGGTTAGCATTGATTTGTGTTTTTTGTTCCTCGTGACCTAATAAGGTATTTTGTGATTCTGTATCAATTTCCAAAAACTCATTGTTAAATTTACAATTTTGGAATACGACACCATCTTTACCGATACGAGATTTAAGTAATGTTAAGGTCGCTAAATTATGTTCTTTTTGTTCTAATGTTTTACCAATAGATAAAATAACGTGAGCAATTTGAGCCTTTTTAATTGACCCACCCATTTGGTCTCCTGTAACCACTTCGCTAGAAATTGATTCTCTATTACCTTG